CTTGATCCCCGGGTCACTCGCTTTGTGTGATGTCGAGTACCACGGCGCACAACTCGACAGGAAGTTCTACGAGAAGACGTCCAAGGATCTCGCCCGTCGATCGAAGCCCATACTCGAGCGTCTGCAGAAGAACACGGAGAAAGAGGACTTTAATCCGAACTCGCATCAGCAAGTCAAGAAGCACGTGTACGAGGTCCTGGGGATGCCGTTGGCTCGAGAAGGACAGCACACTGCTCGCCGCGGCAAGTTGAAGGAAGGTCCTACTGCAAAGGCAGTCCTCAAGCACCTGGTCAAGGCACACCCGGAGAGAGACCCGAACGGCATCATCGCTGACATCCTGCAGTACAGGAACCTGACGAAGAATGCCGGCACTTACGTCAACGGAATGCTCTCTCGAATCGATGACGACGACCGCATCCGTGGCAACTTCCTCCCCCATGGCACGAGCACAGGGCGCCTGTCATCGAACAACCCGAACCTCCAGAACATCCCAGAGGCGTCACACACGAAGATCGAAGTACGGAACGGCTTCGTCGCTCCTCAGGGGTATGGCCTGATCGCTGCCGACTACTCGCAACTCGAATTGCGGATCGCAGCCCACTGCTCTGATGACGACAACTTCTGCCAGATGTTTATCGAAGGACGCGATCCCCACCAGGAGGTCGCCTTCGCGTTCTTCCAAAAGCCTTCTGATCAGGTCACACCCTACGAGCGGTACATGGCCAAGTGTGTGAACTTCGGCGTCGTGTACGGGCGCGGCGCTGAATCGATCGCGCTCGGTCCGGAGATGGAACACGTGGTTGAGATCGGCGGCAAGCGCTGGACGACCTCTGAGGTGAAGGAATTCTTCGACAAGTTCTTTGGTCATTTCCCTGACTTCTTCGTGTGGTGCGAGCAGCAGAAGCAGTTCGCCTACAAGAACCAGTACATCGAGTCTCCTCTCGGGCGCAAGAGACGTTTCCCGATGATCCCGCGCAACGATGGAGGCGCGGTCGGACGTCAAGCAGTGAACACACCGATCCAGGGCACAGCATCTGACTTCACCCTCTCGTCCCTCATCCGCATCAACAAGCGGTTCAAGACGGAGAAGATTCCTGCCCACCTGATCCTCACGATCCACGACGCTAACTACGCCGAGTGCCACCTGGACGCAATCGATGAAGCAGTCGAGATCATGCGTGAGGAGATGGAGGACAAGGTGCCTCTCGAAAGCAGGGTGCCATTTGAGGTCGAAATCAAAGTCGGACATCGTTGGGGTGACCTCGAGAAAGTCAAAGATTTGCCAAGCGCGCTCTTCGTCTCTGAGGATTAGAGAGCATCCGCAGGTGAGTTGTCGGGGCCTGCACTCTTAACGAGAGCGCCTCGGAGAATCGTTAGACACAAACTCGCGGGAAATGGGATGTATCGTGCCCCCGCATGAGATCACTCATCGCGGTGGTCGTCGCAGGGGCTCTGCTGTTTGCTGCCTCTTCGATGGCTGCTCCACAACCCGACCCCTCACCCACAACCTACTGGCAGATCAGAGGTTGCGCTCACCACCATCGTGAGCATGTGGCGAGGAACCACATCATCGACATCCTCACCTCACCAGCGGTCCTGACAAGGCACCGGTGGCGGTCAGTGTGGCACTTCACTGTCTGTGTGAAGTACCGCCAGTCACACCTGCGACTGCGCCACACAGTCAAGAAGTTCATGCACGAACGGCGCTCGAATATCTACGCTCTCTTGTTCGCACGATACCCGTCCTGGGTCCACTCCAAACTCGCGTCGATCGCAGCATGTGAGTCGGGAGGCAGCCCGACCGCGATCGGCGGTGGCGGTGCGTACCGAGGCAAGTACCAGTTCTCGTTCTCGACGTGGGGCGTTGTCGGCGGGTCAGGTGATCCTGCCGCTGCATCTGAGTCTGAGCAGGACTACCGTGCGGCGAAACTCCTTACGGAGCACGGCGCAGGTCACTGGCCTGTCTGTGGTGCCTGAAAATAAAATGGGATAAACGGTTGACGTTCGTAGAACCAGCCGTTATTGTCGTGGTTGTCGGGAGCACATATTCCTCCCGAAGAGCGAGTAACTACCTCGTGAGAAACGATGCTCAGGCTTTGAGGGGCTACGGTCCCAAATATGATGCCGCAGCGGACGTCTCACGAGGTGACTCTCGCTCGGTCAAGTCCTCACACGGAGATACCTGGAGGGACTGCACGGTGACTCGCCTCGTCGGTAACGCGGACGAGGTCTATGTAAACCACAGCCCGAGAGAGGTGCGACCACTGCCTACGCCACACGCCGTATGAGCGGTAAGCGGATGACCAAGAACCTAGAGTTCGGGTGACGCAGGCAAAAGAGAAGTGGACCATGAACTGCGAGTTCGGGCCGGCTGGGAACCCTCAGTCGGCCTTCTCTTTTGCTACGGTCAGACGTCCCAAGATTCGACGTAACCAATCTTCGAGGCTACGTAGTTCCTGATCCATTGCTCTCGAGTTCCTGGCGTCCCGTTTTGCAGAGTGATCGTCCTCTGTAGGTACGGGTCGTCCGGACCTCGGTGAGCCCACACGTCCGTCCACGCCGGCGCGTTCCACGACCCACAGGACAGCCACCCTGCGATCCGAGACCGTTCGCGGTGGTGCGACACAAACGGAGCAGCGTAGTATTCCTCACGCTTCTCTCTCAGGTGTGAACACAAGCGCGAGATCGAAACGGACACATCAAGTGCTCGATCGATCGCAGCAGGATCACCCTGAGGAGTTGAGAACTGTACGACGCCTAGATCTGCGCGAAGAATACCACTCCTGATGTACGTAGGCGACTGAGCACCGAAACGGTACCCGCTCTCACCTTCGATCATCCCTTGTCCGAGACCTTCAGGCACACCGTTCGAGAACAGTTCGAGCGCGTGCAGGCAGAACGCTCTCTCGGTCCCAGGTCCACAGATCCCATCCACCTTCACACCGAGTGAAGCTTGGAGAGCGCGTAGCGCTTTGTCTGTGTCCTGACCGAAGACGCCGTCCACTCGCGCAAGAGAACACGCCTCTTGGAGGGCGATGACATCGTTCCCCCTCAGGGGTCCCCCGTCCTCCGCTGAGATGAGGCGCAGCGGACGTCCGAGGAACCCCTGCGAGTAGAACGGGTAAGTCATGCTGGCGGGTGCTGGGGGTCGTCCCCCGCTGCCACGACGTTCGCTGCTGCTGCGTTGAGGGTGACTGCCTGCTCGTACTTGCCACGGTTGTCGAGCCACTTGAACACGGTGCTAGCGAGCGCGAGGGCGCCGGCGACGAACAGCGCTGTGAGTTCCGTTCCATCCAGGTTTGCACCCGGGACGATCGTGCCCACCCAGGTCACGATTGCTCCTGAGATTGCAGCGAGGAGTGGAGTAAGCAGTACGACGATCCGTCCGATGTAAGGATTCTCTGGATCCATTGGGCCTCCTTAGAGTGTTCCGTTTCGGTCATCAAGCACACGCCTGAGGACCCTCTTCTGGTTTGGGTCGCTCTCGCGACGCCACATCCGCTCGACCTTGTGGTACGAGCGCTTGACAAGTCGGTTCCAACGATGCCACCGCTTACCCTTGCCTGACCGCGCTTCCTGTGCTCGTTTGCGACGGCGGTAAAGAAGAGTCGCAGAGGCGTGCCGTTGACGAGGTCCAAGGATACGAAGCGGGTTCACCTTCGGATGCCACACGCCAGATCGGTAGCGGATGTGCCACCACTCCCAGGACGCGTCTGACCACCGCTTCGCGTATCCGAACGGCGCACCAATCTGATCGACGGCAGCACGCTGTGCTGCTGACGAGAGGTCGACTGCGAGCGCCCACCCGTGGTTCGAGGTACCAGGCGTGGCAGCGTTCGAGCCGAAGACCTGCTTCGCGAGTACCTGCATGGCGTAGGTCCTGTAGGTCCTACCTACTGCCCCGTCGTAGATCGCCATGTTGACCGGTGTCAGCAGATCCATCGCTCTGTAAGCGAGCGCAGCCTCTTTCAGGAGACCGTGGTTGACCCCTGGGATCGACATTCGAGCACTCGAGGGGATCTGGCCGTTAGCGAATGACATCCCTTGGCACGCTACAGTAGCAACGAGGCTACTGGTCCTTTGCTTTGTGAACCTTCCGCTTTATGCACTCAGGCGGAACACGTGTCGCTATCTCTGACTGCTTCGATGCCTTGACATCTGTTTTCTGCCGCTCCACACCTCTGATGATCGCCTGGTTAAGTTGTGTGTTCTTCTCACCAGGAGGAATATTGCGAATGAAGTTTTGTGTGTCTGCTAGCGTCTGCTGCTGAGCTTGCAACCTGTCAACAGAAGCGTTGTGAACGTTCACTAGGACTACGCACATCTGGTTCGTCAGGATCTCGTTGCTTTCTACAACACTCGAGAGATCGTCTTGTGTGTTCTCGAAGGACAGCAGCGCGAAGGCAACGATCCCAGTAATGACGATCAACCAAAGGTCCCGGTACCAATTCTCGCGAATGAGGCGGGTCTTTCGAGGAACCTCTTCTCCATTGATCTGAGTCCCCTCACTTGGACTATCGTGCTCGATCAAGGATGCCTTCCCCTGTGGCTCCCGTTACGGGTCTTGTGGAAGTCGCGGACAATTTGGCAGGTGTGGAAGACGAGCGTGATGGCGAGTAGCACGCAGGCTGCAACAACTGTGAAGTCGTTCCGGTCGTACGTGGTAAACACCACCGCTGCAGCAGCCACGACAACTGCAGGGGAATACAGATAGATATAACGCAGGCAGGACCGCTTCATTTCTTGCCTCCTTGCAAGAAGGTCTCGAGCCCCTGGGCGCCTGCGAAGAACAGCGCCGAGATAGCGAGCGCGCTTCCACGGATCTCCGTGTGAAGGAAGACCTCGTGAGCAGCGATCGCGAGTCCCAGGACTCGAGCGATGTTTGATATGAGAACGGTGAACCGATCTTGACCGTTCCCGTTACGAAAACCATTTCCCACATTAGTTACCTGAATGCCCATTGCCGTTTCGCTTGCCGAGCAAGTACCCAGAAGCAAACCCGATGGTAGCAGTCAAGAAACCAGTGAAGGCCCCGATCAAGCGTAGTGTTATCGTCTCGTTAACTCCTGACACGATCACAACAGTCATGCCAGCACCAAGGAACATGAGCAGGACGAATGCTCCCACCATGACCTTGTAGAACAACTCATTCGAGGTCACGTCTTGATCAGGAAGCAGACAGTACCGAACGGCACGACATCGAGGTCAGTGTTGACTGCCGCCTGTGACGCGATCGTGTGGGAGTGAGAGTTGACCGTGTGCGAGTGATTCCCCTGCGAGTCAGTGCCGCCACCATGGTGGTGAGCGATCCCGGTAGACGACACAGCAGTATAACCAGCAGCGAACTCAGTGTTACCGATCTCGTTCGTCGTCAAGACACCGTGAATGTGAGCGCCGGCAGTATTGGTTCCAGGAGACGCAGTCCCAGTTGCTGCTCCGTGATCGTGCGCGGGCACCTGGTGGTTGTGCCAGGGTGTCCTCGAGGCAACAGCGACTCCGTCGTTCTTCCCGATCGTGTCAACGTCAGCGTTTGTCCCCTTGCCGACGAGCGCACGTCCTCTGTAGTCAGGCAAGTTGAACGTCGAAGACCCATCACCTACACCATACGTAGTTGAGATCTTCCCAAACAGAGTAGAGAAGGTTGTCCGCGAAACCGCCCGCCCGTCACACAGCAGCCACCCTGAGTCCTCTGATCCTGCTGTGACGTTGTAAGCGACTGACTTCACGTCGCCTACCTTCCAGATCGAGTCAGCAATAGCGGAAGCAAGTTTCGCAAGCGTCACGCTTCCGTCAGTCGGGACCCGCTGGTCAGACAAACGAGCGTCGTTACCCGCGCACGCCTGCGTGGCACCTGTGCCTAGCGTTCGTCTTGAAGCAGTGCCAGCAGCAGCATCAGACGCGAGCGCTAGCTTCGACTCCGCGATTGCTGCGCTTGCGTTGATCTCGGCGTTCGTGATCGTGCCGTCCACAATGTGGGCTGCTGTGACGACATCTGCAGCAAGGCCCACGACACGCCAGGTGCTGCCGCTATCTCTGTAGAGGACACCTATGTCAGTTGCGTAGTACCACCTGCCCCTAATCGATGGTGAAGGTCTTGACCCGAGCGCACCTTCTGCGAGATCGATCGCCGCGTTATCAAGCGCGTTCGCGATCGCCTGCATCTGGGAGGGGCCATTCGGCGGGTCACTCGAGGCTGGGTAGGGGATCGCGAGGCGTGTGGTGGTCGGCATCTATCCGGTTCCGTTCTTCCTCAAGGTCTCCTCGAGGTTTGCTTGAGCATCGTATGTCATTTGACGGATTAGACCTTTCAGAGCATTCTGCTGCTGAGTGGGCATCCCAGTCGTTTCGACTGCACCGAACAAGCGACCCCGCAGACGGTTCATATCGTCACGGACACGCTTGATCGCCTTCTCGTTAGGTGCCATAGGTGCCTCCTGGCGTTTCAGCCATGAGATCAGCCCACGTAGGCGACTCAGAGATGGTGTTCGTCCAGTCAGGATCTGTCGCGATGACCTGCGACCAGATCTGACCACTGTTAACAACGTAAGTCAAAGAGATATCCGCCGGAACAACCTTGTTAAGTTCCGCGAGGACTTGAGCAGAATTCGGCGTCTGGTCTGTGTAAGACACAACGGTCAATTTGTCTGCTCCTCCATCACGCTGGATCACCGTGACAGTCTTACCGCCAGTGAGGTACCGCTGTGCCGCGTCAACGATCGACTTGATAGTACCCCGGATCTGGTTCGGCGCGTCCCGTACCCACTGACGTTCCTCCGCTTCAGTGAGGCCCATTGGCAAGCGTTCTCCGACATATTGCGCGAGGTACGGAAGTGCTTCTCTTGGACACCTATCTACATCAAGGAGAATTGTCCAACCCTCGAAGTCATCTTCTGTATCGAGTGCGTACAACTCTACCTGCGAGAACATCTCGCCGATCGACCTGAGGTAATCCTCGAGGTCTGCAGTTACCCAAGGCTCATGTGCTTCTACAAGGTCGTCAGCGACACTCACGTAATTGTTCCAGTCATTGTGCCTGGGCGGGGCAGCGGGTAAGACCCAGCCATCGTCCAGTTCGACCCGGACGCAGACCCTGCTGACCCTGTAATCGAAACAGACGTGACGTAAGCAACTCCATCAACGTCACCGATGTAATCGATAAGCAAGTTCGCACGGACGACGGGCTCGAGTTCCCAAGTAGGGACGACTGTTACCCCCTTCGGACGTGCCCAGTTCGGCGGAGACAATAGTTCTGTGAGCATCGCGTCGATACGCGCCTTTAGGTCCGTCTGGTTGACACTCGGCCTTGCCTTGACCGTGTAGGTCACCGAGATCGTTGTGTAGGTCGGGTCGTTCAGAGTCAGGACCGTGTTGACAAGCTTGTACTGCTCGAAGTCAGCGAGAAGCTCGTTCTTCACTGCTGTTGCTACAACCTCTCCAGCACTGTCAACAACTGCGACGTTCACAGCGCGGTCACCTGCGTGCACCGCTGCTGCCCGCCCTACTCCAGCCTTCGAGACAGCCCACATCTCGAAATCACGCGTCGTGATCAGAGTCTTCGCTTGCAGCATCAAATCCGCAGACAGGTTGTTTTGGTAGTCAGTATCGTCCTCAGGGTCAGTACCATTTGCAGTTGCTGGTCCAAGGATCACGTCATCGAGTCCCGCAAGGCTTGAAATCGGAGTGACTACTGACCCTGTAAGCCCGTTCGCTTCTTCACCTGAAATCGCAGCCGTGACTGGCACACCTGACGCAGCAATAGTTCCGACAGGCACAGTTGTTTCTGAGTCAACGCGGAACGCGTACCCGTCAACGTCAATCTCGAAGTCCTGTGGGATCGTGTACCCAGCAGTATCGATGAATATGAACGTGGCAGTAGAAGTGGCAGGAGACCCTGGGTCGTAGGGGCGCCCGATCAGTTTGGTTCCGTACTCCCTGAAGATTGCTGGAGGCACCTGTGCACACGTCTGAGCAGTGTCTTCTGCCATATGCGAGAGTGTCTCGATCTGAATGACCTCAGGGTCGCCATCATTCGGCTCCCACCCAGGCCACCTGTCAGCAAGACGATCGACCGCGTCGTCAGCGAGCGTCTGAGCATCGACTTCGATCGGGACCTCAACGAAGAAGTCACTTGCTTCCATTACGCGTCTACCTCCACGTCAACTGAGATGTGGCGTGTCGCAGCGTCTGCCGCGTCTGCCCACTCCACTGCACTTGCCCTACCACGAGGCTCGAAGGTACGGAGAGCGTCCTCGAGCGATCGGGTGTCGATAGGTATATTCGCGAACTCAGGGAACGGCCACCCGAACTCAGGACGGTCGTCCCGGAATCCTAGCGGGCACCTGACGATCGTGTTCTCACAAGAGCGAACATGCTCCTCTGTGTCCTGTTCGACGCACACAACCTTTCCGTCTGTGCCTCGGCGGAATGGGTACTCGAAGTGTGGTCGATCAAACTTCATTCTTTAACCTACTCTCACTGGTAGAACCTTCAGCCAGCGGTTCAGCCACGCGCCCGTACCCGCCGACGCCTTGTACTGCATTTTCACCACGTCGGAGGCCGCGAGCGTGCGGCGCATCTGACCGGAGCCCGCACTGCCCTGAGCCGTCGCGGGCGTGATGCCCGCCGTGGCCTGATAGGACACGATCTCGTTATCTGACGTAGCCGCAGTCCCGAGCTTCAGTGCAGCAATGAGCGTCGAGTTGCCCGTCGCTGAGATGAACCCAAGCGCACCACCGCGTAGCTCGTAGTCGCCAGCGAGCGGAACCGTGACTTGCGGCCCCACGGTGGCAGCCAGATCGCCGTAGGCAGCGTTCGCGCGGGAGGAGTTCGTCAGGATCTCGTCGCTGAGCGGAGGTCCCCCGACGTACACCCACCGCTTCCCGGCGGGCTGACTCGCTATGTACTTAAGGTGCCAATAGATGCCATTTGTAGCATCTGCTGTATAGTAGACCTCATCACCGTCCGCTGGGCTCCCAGGAAGGGATGTAACAACAGGTACCAAAAGTTGATAAGTACCTGAGTGAGTGTGGTTGCCAGGTGCAGCTTGGGTAGCACCTGTACCGAGTGTCCGGCGTGACGCAGTTCCTGATGCTGCATCAGAAGCAAGAGAAAGTTTCGACTCCGCAATCGCAGCTGCTGCGTTGACATCTGCATCAACGATTACACCTGCACCGATCTGAGGATTCGGGTAACTCCCAGACAGGTCACCTCCGGCAGAGCCTCCTGGGCTCGGTGCCGCGTTTCCGGGCATTGCCTGTAGGGCACCAGGTCCTAGAGTCCTTCGCGAAGCAACACCGGAAGCAGCATCTGAAGCAAGAGCAAGTTTCGACTCCGCAATCGCAGCGCCCGCGTTGACATCCGCGTTAACGATGACGCCTGCACCAATCTGTGGATTCGGATAGGTGCCACTCAGATCTCCACCTGCTGGTCCTGCAGGAGGATTCGAATTTTGCTCACGGGACCACCCGACAACCCAGATGTCTCCATCGTCATCGAACGCTACTACACACGTGTCCCCAACCTGGGGCAATGACGCACCTGGGATGCTCCAGTTCTCAGATGGTATTGTGTACTCGAGGACCTTACTGTAGTTCGTCAGGACGACAGACATCTTGTCGAGCGCGTCCACCGGAGCATAAATCACCCTGGCTCGCGCAATCGGAACACGCGCTGTGCGCTCTGGTCCGCCAGTAAGGTCAGCGAGGGTACTGCCCGTCATACCTTCCTCACTCCAAGGTGGACGTGGTTCCAGTGGTTCCCACCTTCGTTCGTGCGGTAAATGATCTGGAAGCGGTACCCGTCGTGAGTCGCGTTGAAGAGGCCACCTGAAGGGTCAATACTGATGTCGAATCGCCGTGCTAGACGCTTGAACAGTGCGTCCATCTGAGGTGTCGGAGACGACCCGTTGGACATGTCTGCTGCCCAAGCCTCGTCAGGCGGCCCCTGATGGTCAGATTGTCCACCACTGACTGTCGGACCATGCCGCGCGTTCGCAGCATCGTTCGAGTCAATCGTGATACTGATTCCCTCTTCCCGAGCAATCGGGATCACGATCTGGTTGATGATCTGCCTCGGCGTCCCGTCGATCGGGCCACCAGTCGTGTCAAGTTGTCTCTCAACGACCTCGGGGGCAGGCTCAGGTGCTGGCTTCGTCGGCTGCTTGAGTGTGAACGTTGAGGACAAGCGGTCTTCATTGCGCTCGATTTCAGAGATCAGCCACCTGCCAGGCAACTCGATTGTTGATCCGACAGAAGCAGGACCGAACCCCTCGAGGTCGAACACCTGACCTGCTCTGAACTCAAACGGCTTACACAGCAAATCGAGCGTCATCTCGGTTGCGATCCTGCGCGTGTCCCAGTCGTAGTTCCAGTCGACAACAGACGCGTCAGACCTCCGGATCACAGCAGCAGGCTTCTGCCGAGCGAGCGTCGGCTCAGAATCGAAATAGACGTGATTCCCGTCGAAGAAGAACGCCCACCTGACTTCGTCCGCGAGACGGTTCGCAGCAGCCCAAAACGTCTCATGCGGATTCTGCTGAGTCCCGACATCGAAGTTGTACTGCTTGTAGCGAGAAACAGACGTGAACTCAGACCCGCCGTAAGCGTCGATCAACGCCTCTGCCTCGTCGCGATAGACACCGTAGAAGTTGGCAGGCTGTCCTGACGCCTCTACACGTGTCGCAATCTCACCAGGGTCTTTGACACCCTGCCTAGCAAGATTGATCGCTCCTCCTGCTTGGAAACCCTTCCCACCGAGCAGGAACGAGCGAGCCATCCCCTCCGTGTCATTGATGTTGAATACACCACCACCAACGTTACCCTGGAAGACACCGCCGTACTGGGACCCTGACTGGTTCATCTGCACGACGAAGGACGACTCACCGATGCCCGCGCAGACCTCCGCGATGACTGCTATCCGTGGTGCATCGAGGTCAGCAGCGACATCAAGCGCTCGAGCGACCTGATCGAGTTGAGCAGGGGACGCTTTGACACCTTTGATCGTCAGGTTCTTCCTGCGGTGGATCCCTCCGTCCTTGTTCGCTTCTCTCTGGTTGCCAGTACGCTGGTGCTTCTGACGAGCAACTCTCTGCTTCTTGTGCAACTCACGTGAGTGGAACTCAATCCCACCACCCTTCTTCACGTGGTCGCAGAGCCACTTGACGAATTCAGCGCGAGTCGTCTTTGAGCGCGACTTCGCTTTGACGGGCCCCTTCTCCATCATCAGAAGTACAGCAGACCGTTCCATGAACGTCAGATCCAGCGTGTGCGCTGCAGAGACGCCTATCTGTGTGAGACGCCACCAGAACCTCGAGCCCCTCGGGTAGTTAACGTCTATCGCGTCGAGACGCCCGTCCTTATTCGGGTCGAAGAACTTGGAGTCGAGCAGGTCGAACTGTGGGTCAACGAGCGACACAGTAATGGTGCTCGAGCCGTGGATCGTGTCAGTGATCTTGACCGTCTGGATCGCTGACGCCAACTCGACCTTGTGAATCTTCTTGCCACGCCCCTTCTGTGTTTCCTTGAGCTGGCGGGCAATGAAATCCTTGTCCGGCCCCTCGAGTTTAAATGTCGTGTCGAAGGACATCTACTTCCGGGACTTCTTCCTCTGAGATACTGACCTCACCTCGAGGGACAGATGAGTGTGCTGCTGTACCGTTACAACAGCCAGTTGCCTTAGCCTGTTCCCGTCATCATCTCGAAGTGGGTTTTCGTCCCATTCGATGTTCGAGATCCGCCACTGAGGAGCAGCAGGGTTCTGTGGAGACCATTGGTAATTCGGAGGCACAAGCGGCAGGATCCGCCCAGTGTTGTCTGTAGTCGAGATCCTCAAGATCGCTGCTGCCCCAGCAGACGCACCCTTGAAGTTCCCGCGACCTGCCATCCGCTCAAGCAGAGCGATGCGGTCCTCGACGCCAGCACCATCCCGCCCGCGCACCTGCTCAAACCTGATGGGGATCTCCATGACGAGAGGGTTGTAACCCTCGAAGTGAGTTAGTCCCGTACGCCCAGGACGATCGAGAACACCCAACCTCTGGTACCCGTCCACCGTCCGTGGTGCCTGGTCCCCTGCGAGGACTGAGAACGTGTCCGCACGACGGAGTGTTCCAGGGACACGAATACGCATCTTGTCTGTCTTGCGACGAGGCTTATGGTGCAAGACAGTCCGGACAGAGCGGATCTTGTTGAGTTTCGCGATCGCACGCGCGTCCTCAGGGTGACCCCGTCGCGCGGCAATCTTCTGGACAGTGTCGCCTGCCTTCGTGTGGACCCAGATGTACTTCTTGTAGTCGACGTCCGCGTCTGCCTCGACTGCGAACGTGATCAACTGTCCGAGAGAAGAACGTGGCATTAGGACGTGGACCTCTTCTTCACCGACTGCCTGTGCGTGTTCTTTGCGACCTCACGCCCGTCGAGGTAAGTGCGGTGGTGGATCACGATGTCTGGTGCTGGTCCTGCCATAGCACCAGCAGCAGCGGGACGTGGACCCATCGGAATTCTCCGGGGGCGCCGCTCACGTCCTGGACGTCCTGTGAGCGGGTTGAAGTTCTCGTACCTGAGCGGCGCACCTGCAGTAGGTCCGCCAATGTGACCGACCTCACCGATCGTCCCTATGTCCGGTCCTGGCAGTTTGTTGAAGGTATTAATGGCTGCGTTCACAAACCCGATGAAGTCGTTTAGACGATCGATCATCCAGTTCAGTGCTGAGACAAACGCTGACTTGATCGCCCCAGGAATCGATTTGAAGGCGCCTACCACGTCTCCAATAGCGCTCACGATGTCTCCCAAGTGTGTGACGACCAACCCGAGAGGCGAGTGCTTCAGGAGCCACCATACGACCTTGACAGCGTCCCGGAACCAACCCCACTTCGTGTAGGCGTAGATGACTGCTGCTGCAAGAGCAGTAACCCCCAGTGCTACAGCGCCAGCAGTAGACGCGAGAGCGGCACCTGCCGCTACGACAGCGCCAAGAAGTATCAGGAAAGGCCCAAGGACGCCTATAGCAACAAGAGCAATGACGATGAACTTCTTCTGGTCAGGCTCGAGTCCACGGAAGGCCTTCGTCACCTTACCGAGCCAACCCACGATGTCGTGCAGGACAGGGGCGAAGGAAGTACCCATCTCGATCGCGAGGACCTTGATGTTTGCCATGAACCGGTTCCACTGGTAAGACATCGACTTTGACTGCTGCTCGAGCGCCTTTGCTGTCGCTCCAGTATCGCCCTGCATCCCCTTCAGGTCCTTGCCTGCTGCCTTCGAGTTCTTCCCTGTCAGAGCAAGTACGCCACCAAGTGCTCTGATGTTCGGGAACAACTGAGCAACTGCTGCCTTCGACCCATCTGTGGTCCCGATGATCGCCTCAAGTGCGCCCTGGAAACCTTTCTGCTTGATCAAGGCTTCACCTGACTCAACACCCAGGTCCTTATAGGCCTTCTTGAGACCCTCACCAGGCTTAATCAGCGCCTGCATCAGGTTCCTGATGCGAGTGAACGTCTCTGGCGCTCCGAGACCTTGCTTCGTCATCGTCGCAGTAGCAGCGCCAACCTCACGAAGGTTGACACCAAGTGACGCGGCAAACGGCAGAGTGTCACCGATATTCTGAGACAGTTCCTCGAACGTAATTACGCCCAGGTTCACCGTCTGGAAAAGCGTGTCACTGACTGCTCTTGCCTTGTCCGCTCCGAGGCGGTAAGCGTTAAGGACAGCAGCCATTGCATGTGTCGAAGTCGCAGCGTCAGTGAGGCCGGCAGTAGCAGCCTTCGCTGAGTTCTTCATGATGACCAGTGACTCGCGAGCGTCGAACCCAGACGAGACGAGGTCGTACAGTCCCTCAGCAAGTGTTTGAGGCGCCTGGGCAGTTGGACCCGCGAGTGCCAGGACGTCCTTCGACAACCTCTGCAACGCCCGCTCCGGCAACTGAGCGATCGAGTTCACGTTCCGCATGGCGCGGTCGAAGTCGATCGCCAGTTTACCGGAGACAGCAGCAGCACCCAGAATGGGGAACGTCAACGCAGAAAACGCAGAACCTGCACCCTTCAATCCTCTACTGACAGCACCAAGCTTCTTGCCTGTCCCGTTGAGGACAGTACTGAACCTGCCGAGACCTTTCGTCGCACCTTCCGTCTTCGCCTTAGTACGACCAACTGCATTCCCAACAGAGTCAACAGCTCGCGCAGTGGACCTCGCCCCTGCGGCGCGGAGTCTGAGAAGGAGTGTGTCTTCAGGCATATTGCTAGGCGTTCATCTCTTGCTGCTGCCGAGCCGCCTGCGCGCGGCGTGTAGCGAGAAGTTTGTCAGTGACTGCGTCTAACCAGACGATGTACCCAGGATCAGATCCGTAGTACAGTGCTACCGTGTCTACGGTTAGACCCAGCAACGCTGCGTCGTGGGCGAGTTGCGTTACTGGGTCTGACCAAAATCCTTTCCGACTTCCTCGTTGACCTCTGGCCTACGTGTCGTCATCCACTCCTGCCACTGCTGCCACAAGATGGCGACATTCGTGTCCCCCACCAGCGCGATAAGCGCTTGACGAGGCGTTACCTCTTGAGGGAGGTTCTTGCCAGTCGCACGTGCGAGGTCCTGCCACGTATGGTCGACCTTACGGCGACGCTGGGGACCCTCTGAGTCAAGGATCTCGAAGAACCCTTCCGTCCCGAGGACGATCTGGTCAGCGGCGACGTACAGTTCGCGAATCGCAGGGACCTGGTTGCGCTCGTGCTTCGTGACGATGCGCCGCAGTGACTCCCACCCGACGAGACGCAACTCAACAGCGAGGATGTCATCAAGAGTTGGAACTGGGAAGACGGCACTGATCGTCGTCTCGAGTTCCTTCGACCTCTGCTGGAGTCGCTCAGCGAGTGACCCGGGCTCAGCAGACGTCTCCTCAACATGAATCCCACCTGAGAAGCGCTCTTCCGCCTCCTCGACCGCCTTGGTGGCGCTCGACTCATCCATCGACTTAACCTCCTACTAGAACTTGACCTTGGTACTACGCTGCGAGTTCGTCGCAGTCCACGACGATCTCATACAGAGCGACATCTGCACCGCCGCCCATGTCCGGCAGGTTTGCTGCCTTCAGTGTGCCCCGCTTCGTGGTCGTCGCTCCTGTGGGGGTGCGGTCAGGGTTGAGCCACGCAAGCGTGACCCTTACCGGCTGCCACCCGACACCCGCCTCGAAAGTCGGATGCCAAGTTGCGACCACATCGCTCATGTTCGTCCTGACCGTCAGGTCAGAACGAGACGCGGGACCTCCAGCAGACACCTCGCGGCCCATGCCGCCAGGACGTGCCTTCGCACTGTCTGCCTCGAGGTTTCCGCCCTCTGCTTCCTTCCACGAATCCCCATAGGGCACGCCCTCGAGCGATACGCGGATGTCAGCCTGGTCCTCTCGAATGTACGCCACTTTTCTTGCCTCCTTACGGCTGCGACACCTGGCCCGTGACCGGGATGGTCACGAGATCGATTAGGACCGCCTTGGCGTGCATCGACAGACGCGCCTCCAGGACGGCATGGAGTTCTCCCTGAGCGATTGAGGGCACTGTGTTGATCGCCGCTCCCACCTCGACCGCGAAGGCGTCCTGCGGCGTCTCTCCGAACAGTCCGTCCACACCGTATAGCTGGAGACAGACGTCATCGATCTCACCCTTGAGGCTCGCTGCGAGGCGACCCTTGCCGTCGATCGTGCGGAAGACGTACGGCTCTCCGACCTGCATGGCACGCGCCTTCAGGTACATGCGAGTCCTCGAGCAGTTGAACTGCCAGTACGGGACCTCAGTCGACTGAGCGACCGCTGTCTGGAATCCGTACAGTTCGAGAACTCCGTAGATCGTTGCGAACGTGTTGATCCCCGCATTGAGCATCGCCTCGCGGTCGACAGCGGAGAAGTTCGACTGGAAGGAGGTCACGTACTGAAGCGGGAAGTCGCGACCTGCGGCAGCCCGATTCGGGTTCCCGAGGGAATCCGCTCGCGCAATCAGCGCAGCCACGACAGGCGAAGGCGGGATGGTCCTGACCGAACCTCCGACGACTCCTGACGGTGCTGGTACCGTCAGCCACGGACCGAACAGCGCGCCGTGCTCAGCGTCAGCGAGCGCCCGGAGCGTACCCGCCAAGGTCGTGAGCTGAGCCACCGACTGACTTGTCGGCGGATCGAGGACAGCGACCCGGTTGTTGTTCTTCGCGTGGGCGAGGATTGTGGTGTAGAGAGCCGCATCGTTCGTCCCGCCGATGATCGAGACTTGACCCGGACCGAGGTCCGGAAGGAATCGATCGAGCGCCTGGGCAGCAGTACCGTCCTGACGTGAGATGTACGCCTGCTTACCTCCCTCAGCGAAGAAGGCGTCCACGGCATCGAAGAGCGCCTGGTTGTGGCCTGCCCTCGCGCCGAACTCGGTGGCGAAGTCAGACATCGAGCGAACGATCTTCGCCTCTGTGGTTGATCCCGAAGCCGACTGACCACCCACGAACCAGGTCCCCGTGTCTACCGGGATTCCGCGAGCGACCCTTGCGGTACGGGCGTTGACCTGAACTCCAAGGCTCATTGGGTCACTCCCCTAGGTCGGATTGTGGTGTTCTTCCTATCACGTCTATTCCCACGCTGCCAACCGTCACGAGGTCTTCGAACGGTTCGTCTGGTGTTGATGGGTCGGGATCATACGGTTCGCCTGCAGGCCCAACTCCTGCCTGCACTGACTTGTCTACGTGGACAAGGTACGCACCGATGCCCGCAGCGAGGTATCGTCCTGCCCCTGAAGGGTCTGCTACTGCAGCAGTGTTGGTCCCATGCCAGGTTACTTCGCCATCCCACGTTGGGTCTGCCTGAACCATGACACGTCGGACACACCCCTCGAAGAGTGCTGCGAGACGCCGTGTCTCTGACGGCGTCCGCCCCTTCACCACACTCGACACCACAACGTTCCAATCCGACGAGTAGTAACCGTCTCCGTCGTACTGAGGTGTCCCCTCCGTGTTCGCAGTGGTCACGATCACAGCAGGCAGGATGTGGTCAGGGAACTCATCGTCATCGAGCGTGTTGGCGTAGGACTCGTCGTGTGGGAGGTCGAACTTGATCCCAGGACGTTCCCGCTCCATCTGACGAAGATAGGTAGGCAACCACAGCGACAGCATCCCGAGGACCATCTCATCAACATCTGTGTTGACGATCAGGGGCCCGAAGTCTGCTGCGCGGACAGGAGTCACGCAATCACACCCCCAACGCCCCGCGTAACGAACTCGAGCAAGGTGATCGGAATCTTCTTGCGTTCTGTCGGCTGCAACTTCAGGACGGCACTCTTGCCCTTCTTGTCCTTGTGGAAGCGGGCGTAGTAAACCTCAGTACCGAAAACGAGTTCCTGGGCATGGGCCTCCCTGATGGCATCGTTTGCTTGAGGCTGAGTAAGCGACTCCATGAGGCGACCTGTGTCCACGTACTTGCCGTGGTATCGCTTGAAGAGACGCTTCTCGCCTTCCTCGAGCATCTGCGACACGACCTCGAACCCAGGACGCATGTCTCTCGCCCTGTAAGAAATCTTCTTGAGTTTCCCCTCTGCCTCGTCAAACCCGAAGGCCTGAATATCAAAGGTGACTCCAGCCATTAGGCGATGCTCCTCAGGAGACGAACCTGCTTGAGTTCTTCCTGAACGGAGGACTGCAGGTTAAGGATCGCCTGATTGAAAAGCGTCCGCCACAACTCGACGCCAGAGTTGTCTAGACCTTCCTTGAAGTAACCGCCCTCGATCAGCATGGCAGTGTAAAGCGCGACCGCGTGCTTCACACCATCGAAGTGAACGTCTGAGAAGCGAGGCTCTGAGATCTGGTTGAGGACAGCACCTACCGATTGATCGATCAGGTTCTCAACTTCGTCTACAGACGGACGTGTCGTCTCGGTGAACTCGCGCACTTCACCTCCGCCTCCTGAGGCAGTCCTCGTCTGCTCGAGCGCCACGATGTCGTCAAGCGTCGGGCGCACGTTCTCAGGCTGGACGATGTCGTAGGGGACGGGAGGACTGACCCCTGCTGCAGCAACGTGAAGCGGGATGAAGGTCTCATACTCTGGGGGCTCAGGATCTCCTGTCCTCCATACCAGGTTGTAGTCACCTGGCAGAACTGGCGCCTCCGTTGCGACTGACCACTCGCTCGTATCCGGATTGAGCGACGCAACACGCCAGAAGGACTGAATGGCTCGCGTGACCGGGTCTTCGATGCGAGCACCAAGAGGCCAAGCGCCTGACAACCCGGCAGGGTCGATCAGGGTAGCGATGAAAGGTTGGTCAGCGATTGCCTGCATGTCTCAGTACGTGACAGAGGCCACCCAGGATGTGAAGTCCTGGGCAGCCTCGTGGTCACGATGTTCGATCAGGGCGTGTAGCCCGCGTCTCGAAGCGCCTGGCGCTTCTCGTCTGCCTTCATGGACGAGGCGCCTTCGATGCCGGCGGCCTCAACCGCATCATCGAGATCCTCGCCCTTGAGATCAGCGATCGGGTCTGCAGCGTCCTCACTGACGACGTGACCCGAGACGACCTTCTCGTCCGTCTCCTCGACGTCCGAGTTGTTGACGGGTTCGTACCCGACAGGGAACACATCCCCAGCGACGACGACACGACGGACCTCGACCCCTGAGCTGTTGTCGACTGCGTAGGTGTTTCGGAGAGCCTTGTAGCCCACTACTCCTCCTCGTTCCGGTAACCCACGATGCCGTCCACTGCGACCTCGTCCGTCTCTTCGACGTCCGACTTTGTCTCCGGCTCGTACCCAGAGGGAACGAGGTCCCCTTCCGAGACAAGGCGGCGAGCCCCAGCAGCGTCGACCGCGTAGGTGGTCTTTGTTGCCTTGTATCCCACTTCGGTGTCTCCTTTCTGACCGTCGCCCGAGTGACAAGGATCACCCGGGCGACGTGTTCAGAATTGACCCCTCCTTACGGAGTCGTGTCCGCCTGGGCGAAGGACGCCGGGCGCCACACGGGGAAGGCGACCCGGGCCTCGGCCAGGATCGTCACCCGGTTCCGGATGAAGTCATCCTGGTCGCTGTCCGACGTCTTGACGTTGACGCCCTCACGGACGAGCAGAGTCGCCCCGCGGGAGTCACCGACGAGCGGAGACGCCTGGGCGATCGCGGTGGTCGGCGTGATCGCCAGCCCCCAGATCGTCGCAGCCGCCATCGTGCCCGGACCTCCGTAGAGGTACTGGCCTGCGCGGTTCGTACCGCTCGAGCCACCCGTCTCACGCAGCAGAAGCAGGTCCTGCCAGGCGAGCGGGTTCAGGGCAGCGAAGTTGGGCTCCGCCTCAGCCAGGATGACCACGGTCATGGCACGCAGGATCGCGTCCGCGATGTTGTCACCCGAGACGAACGCCGGCGCACCGAGACCCGTCTGGTTGAGAATCCCCTTGAGGTTCTGGCCAGTGCCGTCACCTGCGATGACCTGGGACTCGATCTTCCGCCGCACGTCGTACGGCAGAAGGGTGTTGATGAGCGTGGCGAGACCCGCCGCGTCATCCATTGCCTGCCGGTTGACCTTCACCCAGCCGGCAACCGTGCGAACGGGCGCCGTAGCGTCCGCGAGCACGAGACCTGCCTGAGGCTTGACGGCACCCTCTGCCACCATGCCAGCAGACCCGGGAATCGACTGGACCTGGACGTACTCGATGGAGTTCGAATCCGTTGTTCCAGTCGGGATCAGGTCGAGCAGACGCAGGGGACGCAGAAGCGGCGCGACTAGCCCACGTGTGTCGGGCTGGATCAGGCCTGCGGACCCTGTCGAATCGACCGGTGCACCGGGAGCCGTGGGCAGGTCAGCGAGGAACGACGCTGCCTGGTCACGGTTCGCGATCTCACCCAGGACGACAGTGCCGAACTTCGCCGAGGACGAGAAGATACCGGCAGCGCGAGCCTGCTGGTATGGGCTGTCCTCGCCGGCGAGAAGACGGTGACCGTTCCAGCCTGACACCTGCTGGGCACGATCCACCACCTGCTCAGCGACACCTGCAGGGTCGCCACCTTCACCGAGCATCTCGAGGATGCCCCGCTCGGCGACCGTCAGGTCAGCGATCTCGTCATCGATCGACCCGACCGCTCGAACTGCCTCCTGGGCAGCCTCGAATTCGGGCATCTCGGTGATCTTCTGAGCACCATCCTGCGAAACGTCAGCGAAGGCCTCCCTCGCTGCGTCCCGCTCTCGGATCTTCGTGGCACGCCGTGAGCGTGCCTCACGAAGTTGCTCCTGGACCTCCTTGAGGCGATCCTGGAGTCCTGCGGTTGCAGTTGCCATCGCTGGCGTTTCTCCTTTCCTACAGTTGACTACGCGCTACGTCAAGGTATCGACAATGGCGAGCAGTTCGTCCTTTGTGTAGACAGTGTCACCACTTTCCTCGACCTCTTCGGTCTCGGAGTGGGTGCCTGCCTCGTACTCCTCTGACCCTAGGAGCGACCTTGAGCGGGTACCTGACCCACCTCCGCCCTGGAGACGCTGAATCGTCACCTCGAGCGGCTCGACACGGTCTGCCAGACCCGAGTCGACGGCACGCTTCGCCGTCTCGACACGACCCTGACCGAAACCATTCCGCACGTCAGTCACTGACGCACCCCTCCCCTTCGCCACGTCCTTCACGAAGAGGGTGTAGAAGTCATCAACGCCTTGCTGGATAGCAGCGCGTGCGTCGTCATCGAGGGGACCGTAGGGATTCCCCTCCGTCTTGAACTTGCCGGCGGAGATCAGCGAGACATCGACGCCCTCCTTCTCGAGGGCTCCCGACAGGTCGTGGTGCTCTGTGAAGACACCAATCGACCCTACCTCGCCAGATGGCGTGACGACGATCTCCTTCGCCTGTGACGCGATCCAGTACGCACCGCTCGCCGCCATCGTGTTCGCCACCGCCACCACTGGCTTCTGAGCGTTGGCGGCTCGAACCTCCGCTGCTGTCTCCGGGACAAGGTCGACCAGACCTCCTGGTGAGTCGATGTCGAGGACGATCGTACTGACCTCTTCCGACCCGACTGCCTCTCGCAGGTTCTCCCGGAACTGCTGCAGTCCCGAACCGAGTCCGAAGAGCATCGCGAGGAGTGACACGTTCGGAGTGAGAAGACCCTTGAGCGGAATGACCGCTGTGCCACCTGCCTGCTGGATGGGCCTACCCGCGCGAACGTCCATGTCCGTTGCCATGTACTCGGCAGCAGCCTCACGCATGGCACCTGCCGTAGCGCCGTTCTTCCGCAGTTCGGTGATTGCGGACAGAAGTTCAGGGCGGATCGCCCAGATGCGACCTTCTGCCTCGAGGAGCCAGGCTAGGTCGCCCAGACCCGTCTCAGTCGTCTGCGTCTCGTCGCTCACGTCAGCACCTTCTCGTAGTCAGCGTCATGGGATCGGACATGTAGCACACGCGCCTGCTCCTGGCCCGCTGGAGTTCCAGTTGGTACCGGAGTCTGCCCAACGGGCTGGAGGTTATTGAACGGGAGGTAGAACTCGTCCATCATCGGGTTGTCCGACCTGGGTTGGTTGAGGTACGTACGCCCCTCGTTCGGCGTGTAAAGGGCAGACGAGATCGCTTCACGCAGAGCCTGGATCTCCTTAAGGCGATCGCCTCGAAGAACTGCTCCGAAATCGAACTCGAGATAGATATCATCGAGTTGCATGAACTCACGGACAAGCGTCGCGTTCAAGATCTGCTCGATCAGTACGAGCGGAGGACCGATGCAATCCGTGTAGATCATCTGCCGCTGTACTTCGATGTTCGAGAACGTTGCCTTGTCGAGGATACCCATGAAGGGCGGCGGGATCAGGTACACCCCGACGATCTCATCTCGCGCAACGGTCCTCTGCTCGATCAGGGCAGCCTCTTCAGCAGAGTTCCCAACAGGCTTCCAGTCGAGGCCCGGTGGGAGCAGTGCTGGTTTGCCGGCGTTCTCTGGCATCGCGTAGAGTGCAGTGATGTCAGCGCGAAGCTGCTGCATCAACTGCTGCCGCTCTACTGGATCAAGACCCAAGAAGTCGTCTGATGCTGTGATCGCTGACGCAGGACGAGCGCCGTTCGCGAACATCGCCTGCTGGTACCGCTGTGCTGCGTCCTCGATCTTGATGGTCGTCCCAAGCTGTTGAAGAGGTGACGTGCCGATCTGACCTGCAGGTGACCACCACTTGCAGTGGACAAGAGAATCAATGCCGACGTTTCTCGCCGTCATCGGATTATCAATGTCCACCTTGAACCCAGCAATGTCTCTGAACGAGTAAATCGGGTGTGCGAACCGCCAGTCCCGTGGCGTGAACTTGATCATGTCCCTCGCACCCTGCTCGACCTCACACAACGAGTTGCCGTGGACGAGGATGGGGCCTAGGAGGCTTTGAACTAGTCCTCCAACATACCCTCGCTCCCACGGACGAGAGAGTGAGTCAGGCAGTGGGTGGTTCTCTGGCCTAAGGCGCACACGAGAATCTTCCCCTGTGCGACGGTAGGTCTTCAGTGGGACACGAATGGCCCAAGTGAGCATCCGCATGACCGCCGCTGCGATCCAAGGCTGAGTCTGAAACAAGCGCGTGTACGAAACAGGCCTGTTCCCGATCATCGTCAACTCAAGCGGGATGATCCCCTCTGGGCCCAGCAGTGAGGACGACCTGTTTAGGTCGCCTCTTCCCGGTGCAAGTTCGACCGGGACTCCTGAGTCATCAATTAGCGCTGGCATTCATCTCCGCCGGAGATACGTCCTGGACGTAGGCGACATTAGTACGGGGCACGCGCACTACTCCTTTGGCGTTGACTTGTCCACCACCAGTGGTCAAGTGCGCTGCCTCAGCAAGTTCGATGTACGCCTCAGTACTCACAGTGACTACACCCCGAATCGACTCACCCGCGAGCGTCGTGATCACGGTGGTCGACTTCTCTCTGACGAGGCCGTACTGGGACTCGTCCACGTAGTGCGTCCTACCGATGTAGAAGTACATGAGCGTAATGCTCAACACGGTGAAGCACACGATCGCTACAACTGGAATCACAACCCCTCGATTCTATAGTCCTCAACCTTACCCGGAACCTGCTTGCCATCCTGACCTTCGATGACCGGCGAGGTCGCGACGTTCAATGCCATCGCGAGAGCGTCGAAGGAGTCGATCGGAGTCGATCCATCAGGCGCCTCACCTCGCCACCTCTTGTTGCCTGCCGTCATCTTCGCAACGGCAGACAACACCTGAGTGGAAAACTCCTCAGGACCGTCCCACTCGATTTTCTGCCCTTCGACGTACTCACCCAACTTCATCGACGCCATCTCGAACGGTGTACCCTGTCCGTGGTCAACGATCGTGATGCCGTGCTGCTCCTCGAGTTCCTCTGCGACGTCTCCTCCTCCCTGAGCACGGTCGAACGCGAGGATCATGTCTGGCCACCGCTCACGCATCATCTCGAGGATCGTTCCAACGTCCCGTGTCCTGCGCCGCTTGCCCTCCTCAGGCGGCAGCAGGATCACGGGTCCAGCAACTCGCA